GAAGGTGTTGACGTTGAAGCATTAAAAAAAAAAGTGATGACGATGACTCTTCCGGAGAGGGAAGGATTAGCTGTAACGTTGCAAGAGGATTGATTTGCAATTTTACTAAAATCAGTTGGGATGATGTGGACGGACTTTACATAACTGATTACAAGGCACGATTAGAACAGGCACAGAACCTCGCGAACCTTTACAGAGGTGGAAAATTTAACTACCAGGACGCTAAGGACAAACACAATGATTTTTTGGAAGAGATTGAATTTTTTAGAAGACAAGGCAGGTTAAATTAAATGACATTAAGCAGTTTTTTTGTGAGCCCATCCTTTTTTACAGGCATCGCTGAGCAATTTACCTTTTGCTTGTCGATTCTTACTAAATTTATCTACCATATTATCTGTATTTGTACCAACATCAAGGTGGGAAGGGTTCACACAGCTTGGATTATCGCATTGATGCAAAATCTGATAACCGGATGGTATTATGCCCTTAAATACTCTATAGCTATAACGATGCGCTCGTTCACTTCTCCCTTTCATCGGGATAAGACCATATCCTTTTTTATCTTTAGAACCAAGCCAGTACCAACATCCGCTGTCAGGTTGTTTATGTATATGATAGAAAAAATATTTTTTATAAGATTCATCACCTTCAGGAATGTAAAGATGTTCAGGATTAACGCATTTAAAATTCTCGCAGATGTGATAAATTTGGCCACTTGGGAATTCACCAAAATTATAAAACCAACTAAAGCGGTGAGAACGAATTGCTTTACTATTAAACCCTACGTGAGGGGATCTATAGCTCCAACAACCAGTAATGTTATCGATAAGAGAACAAGACTTTATCTTGTCCCAAATTTGAATAGCTGTCTTTCGTGTTTTCATTTTGCAAATAATTTTAGGTCTAAAATAAAAATTATCTGTACAAACTTCAAGAATTATTCATCAGGGTTAAGTTATGCCAAATAGTGAAAATATTGGGGAGCTTTATGTCAAAATCCGGGCTGATGTTGAGAGTCTTAATAAAGAATTATCTCAGTTAAAGACAAAACTCAATCAGGAATCCGCAGCGATGGGAAAAAGCCTATCGTTTAAAGCAAAGTTTGATAACAGCATTGCTAAGCTCAAAATCACAGAGTTGCAATCGTATCGAGATAAACTTCAGGCTAGATTTAATCAACAGCTAAAAACCAATGTTGATGCTGGATCGATCAACAGAACAAAAACTCTAATATCGGGTGTCAACACTCAACTAGAAGGCCTTGGAAAGACTGGAATGTCAACAGGTGCAAAGATAGTTGCCGGGTTTGTTGCTCTTGGTGGAATCCGTGGTGCATTCAGATTTGTAAGTGAATCGATAAAATTATTTTATGAACAAGCTAAAGCAGTCGCCGGAGTTGAACAAGCAGTAAGGCGAACCGGTGGAGCTGCAGGGTTTACGGCTATTCAATTAAAAGCAATGGCTTCTGAATTACAAAATATTACCGGGGTTGGTGATGAGGAAATACTTAAAGGAGTTACAAAACAACTTTTAACTTTTACTCTAATAACAGGATCTTCATTCAAGCGAGCTCAAGAGGCTGTCTTAGATCTGAATGCTGTCATTGCTGGAGGTGAAATTGGTGGACTTACTTCTCAAGCTATTCAATTAGGCAAAGCATTAGAAAATCCGATCGCTGGTGTTGGTGCTCTATCCAGGGCTGGTGTTACATTTACTGAAGAACAGAAAAAAATGATAGCTGGTTTTGTTAGACAAAATGATTTAATGAGTGCTCAGGATATTATTCTTAAAGAGATTGAGAATAAATATGGAGGTCAAGCAAAAGCTTTAGCAGGGGCTTTGGGTGGAACAAAACAATATGCAGCAGCAGTCGGGGATCTAAAAGAAGCTATTGGCGGATTGATCGCTAGCATACCAGGACTGAATTTTTTAATTGTCAATCTCACCGGTGGAATGAAAACAATTACTCAATGGTTCCAGGGTGCGGCTTATGAAGCTGAGCAATTGAGACTTGAACTTGATAATCTAAAATCAGCAGCAAGTCAGATTCAAGTGAAAGGGATTGGTATTGGTGATCTAAGCGCTAGAAAAAAAGCAAATGAAGAATTAATCAAGCAAAATGAAGTTGAAGGGAATCAACTTAAAGAACAATTGAAGGATGCAACTTCTAAGTTTAGATTAACTAATGATGAGGTGGACGCTCTAGAGAAAAAATTAAAAACTGTTGCTCAGTCAACACAAATTGCACGCGGTGAAAATGAGGCTTACACAAAGCAAATTGGAATTATTGAGAACATAAATAAGAGCTGGGAAAAATCTGGAAAAACACTTGGTCAAGTTCAAGATAGAATTACATTCCTGGAAGAACAAAAAATTGATCTTGAGGTTAAGGGTATTGATGCAAAGAAAATTCAAAAAGAAATTGACGATCTGAATAAGTATATCGATACTTCGAAATCAGACAAAACCATCACCACAAAGTTTGAATCTCAGATCCCCTCCGGATACACAGCTCAGCAAGTTGCTGAGTTTGAAAAATTAAAGTTTGCTGTTCAGGATTATGTTGATTTCAGGACTGCTCAAATTGACAATACTTATAATCAGGAAATTGCAAAAGCCAAGGGCAATGCAGTTGAGATTGCAAAGGCTGAAGAAAATAAATTACTTGCATACGCTCGCTTTAATCAGGAAATGATTGATCTTCAAAAAGAGGGCTCGGACGCAACGAATAAGATTGTTGCTGACTCATTGAAGGACCGTGAAAAAGAACTTGAGATTGATCTAGAGAAAGAATCACAACTCGAAGCAGAAAACTACACGAAGCGACAGGATGCACTTAAGAATTTTTACGATCAATCATCCACGCTTTCAGAAGAATATTTTAAATATAAGATTCAAAAAATTGCTGAAGAATCTGCAGCACTTCTGGAAGCAACCGGAGATCCGACAATTGCAAAGCAACTTGAAATTGAACAGCTAAAAGAATTAGAGCAGGAGTATTTTGATTGGAGAATGAAAGCCTGGCAAGAACAGGCAGGAATTATTGGTGATATTTCAGTCTCAGCTTTTCAAGGAATGTCTGCTGCTTATGATGTTTTTTGGCAATCCCTGGGTAACGCTGATATTTCCGGATCAGAAAGAATGGCCGAGGTTTGGAACTCACTGAAATCAGTTACGCTTCAATCTATTGGTGACATTGTTAAAGGTTACATTCAAAGCTGGATAAAAGCCCAGGTCATCGGAGATGCATTCAAATCATTAGAACTTGCTAAGGGTATTGCTCTTGGCGGATCACTTGCAGCTGCTTACGCACCAGCGGCAGCATTTGCATCCATAATGTCTTTTGGTGGAGCTGCAGCGGCAGGAGCAGCAGGATTGGCTTCAACCGTGGCACTCGCTCAAGTTCTTGCAATACCAAAGTTTGCCAAGGGCGGAGATTTTATTGTTCCTCCAGGGTTCAATAACGATTCATATCCCATGCTGGTAGAAAGTGGAGAGCGAGTTCAGGTTACACCAGCTAATCAAGTTAATAAACAAGATTCATCTTTCTCAGAGCTTTCAAAAAAGTTGGATATTCTTAACAAGAATTTAATTGCTAAAGATTTTTCGCCAACAATAAATACCGGGTTAAATATTGATGGCAGGAAACTAACAAAAAGTATTATAAGCATAATAAATAAAATGGAACGAGAAGGCTTGCAAATAGGAAACTTATAAAATGATTTATTCAATTTATCATAATACTATTAACGATATATCAGCTTACGTTACTGACTTGGGTGCTGTTCCTATTATTACTCGCAATGAAGATTATTCTTTAGTCGCTGAAGGATATTCGTTTGTAGTATCTAATAAAATAGCACTACTTGAAAAAGATGATCTTATTTCTTTTTATAGAAACAATGAGATGCTTCATCTTGGTTATATTTCTAAAGTAACATTTAACGAAGAGACTAAAACATATAATATAACAGTCAGTCATATATTAGAAAAATTAAAATCATTTCAAACAGATGATGACTTCAAAATTTTAATGAATGCAGTTGACACAATTAAAAATATAAATGGTCAAGATCATGAAGTGATTCATTATTCTTCTTTAATGGCTGCAATTTTATCTGCAATAAATATTACTATTGATTGGAATTTATGGACAGAAAAAACTGACTACTCAGCAAGTGGTTATTATCACACAGGCACAGGATCAGGTTTACCTCCGCTTGAAGGAGTTCCTGCTTTTGGTGAAACTGATATTTTCTTTTTGCCAAACCAAATTTTATGTTTGAATCAAGCTAAGTGTTGGCATCCTTCTTACTTGAACACTGAAGAGGGAACTAGAAATAGAGTTAACTTATTTGACTTATTATCCTTTTTATTTTCTTTAACAGGTCTTGTTATAAAAATAAAAAATGATTCTTCTGTTTATATATTAAATCATAAAGAAATTTTTTCAATTGATGATGATGATATTTTAGATTATGAAGAAGAAGGTATTGACCCTCAGACTAAAGCATTAACTCTTAGCTATACAAGTCTTAAAACACACACAGGAAAAATAATTATTTCAGGTTCTCCTCCTGTCCCGAGTCTTAGGCATTATTGGTTCCCATTGAATGCTAATCAAGCTTATTATTATGATTCAAGTAGTGAGTATAATGGCGATCCAAATGATGTTGCTGAATATATTTATAATTCAACAGTAGTTACTATCGATGATAAGTCAGTGATTGCTTGGTATAATAATTTTAATGCAATTGTTCTTCACTCGTTTGAAGGTACTCACAAGTGCTGGTTAGTCGAGCCTGTTTTTGCAGGAAGATCTTTTCCTGTTATGTATCTCGGAGATTGGAAACTTATTTCATATACTAAAGTTACTGTTCAAACTTATGCTTCAGTTGGCTTGGCATTAAACTTAGCAAATGTTTTATCTATAAAAGTAACAGATATAAATACAGATAACATAGAAATGGAATATATTAAATGAGTCTATTTGGAATTAGCTACCCTAAATTTATTGGAAACATTGCTACAACACAAGATGAAGTTCTTCTTGAACATTCTTCTATATTAGAAGATAAGCCTGTGCCTTATCAATATTCATCTACTTCAATTAAAACAGGAAAAAAAGTTTTTAAGAATGCTGGAAGGCATTGGACTTATAAAGTAAAAGTTTTTATTTATAAGTATGCAGACCCGCTTGCTAAATATCAAGAATTAAAATCTTATGAGAATTCATCTGTGTGGTTATACAGACACTCAGATGGTGATACTTTTTATAACAGCACACTTGATAAAATAGAATTCTTTTTAGTTTCAGTTAATGAATTATATCTAAGTTTTGAAACAAAAAAAGATTGTCTCACTTTAACTTTTTTATCAAAAGATTTTATAGATGGAGATTATGATTTTGCTGGGTATATAACAAGGTTCGTTGACTTTACAGGAAATACTTATAACACAAGTGAATGGATAAGAGGTGGTTTTACTGTTAAAGATGAAACAGTAACACCAAATGCAGGTGTGTGTGTTGCAGGTTGCAATACTTCGGAAATAAATACTTATAATCAAAATAGATTTGTCTCAAGTTTAATAAGTAGTAATGATTCTCATATAATGATAACTTGCGATGCTTGGGGTGGTAATGGTTATGGTGCTTATCCAATGCTAATGTGCAGAGCCAATTCAAATTATTTATTTGGTTTAACTTTTCTCGGCACTTCTAATGCAAAGGTAATAACTATGAAAGCAAGTATAGGTTATCCTACTTGGAGTGTTGATACCCAAACAACTGTTCCAACTTCTCAATGGAATTCTTACAAAATTATTTATAACAGAATAACAAATTGCATTTATTTTTTTGTTAAGCTAAATAAAATTGGGAATTGGATTCCAATAAATGAAGATCCAATTATTTTAACTGGAATGGACTCACAAAAATTTATGATTGGCATTGGTGGTATAGGAGCATTTTATTCAAGTGGATTACCTCCTGCATTTGATAATATAACTGTTTTTTATAAACCTGATGGAGCATAATTATTATGTTATTTGGAAGTCAAGCACCTAAAATTATTTTTGATCCTGCAGGAGAAAATACTACTATATTATTAGACTATGTAGTAGTATTAAAAGATGAACCTGAAGATGAGATTTTAATTCATCAAAGTAAATTTAATGGTCATAGAGAGATTGAACTCTTAGGCAAATATTGGACTTATACTTGTAAGATTCATATAAATAAATATTCATTTGCTGTTAACGGTTTAACACCTATGGAAAAATATTTACAACTAAGAGAAGCAGAAGGAAAAGTATTTAGATTTTATAGACACAGAGATGGTGATTATTTGAAAGATAGTGCTGAAGCAGAAGTTGAAATGTTTTTAAGATCTGTTTCTGAAGGATATTATAAAACAACAGACTATAAGGATTTATTGATATTAGAATTTAAAAGCACAAAATATGTTACTCTTGAATCAAGTTATTTTGAAGAAGCTTTACCTGAGGAGGGCTAAATGTTTACTACTAAAGAATTAAAAAAAATATTTCCCGAAAGAAAAAAACTTACTCAAGCAATTTCAACTGTAGTGAATCAAGCTATCTCTACAATTGTTGAATGGGCTAATGTTCAAAATAAGCCTGAAGTTTTTCCACCTGAAGATCATACTCATTCTCAATCGGAAATTAGTGATATGAAAAATAATTACACTGCAACTGTTAATCCGATAATCTCAAATGATAATACTCAAGGTTATTTTATTGGAAGTCTTTGGATTAACACAAATAGTGATACTGTTTTTCAATGCACAGATTCAACAACTAATAATGCTGTTTGGAAAATCATATCTTCAAAAATAACTGATGATGCTCCTGAAGATGGAAATACTTATGGTAGAAGAAATGGTGATTGGTATGCCTTTGAAGGTGGTGGTGGTGTAGTTGAAATGATGATAAGTCTTTCTTTAGCATCTCTTAGCATGTATGAAATAAATAATTTTAGTGGCTTAATAACTTACGCGGAGTAAAAAATAAAATGGCAATATCGCACAACCTTGCAACGATCAATGATAATTTAAGTGGATTTGATCCAGTAGCAGGAGAAGTTGATGGAACAACAATTGGCAAAGATTATGTTATGTGGCAAATCTTTGATGCAATGAGAACTTTCGATACAAGAATTAAACTTATAACAGCTAGTTCTCCCACTCCAGCATTTTTACAAGGAGTTGTTGGAAGTTTAGTTTCTGCACCCGCAAAAAATACAAGCACCACAACCAACACTATAAGATTTTATATGAGTGACGATCCGGGCTTGAGCCAAGCAACACCCAATGCTATTGTTTATGAGCTTGCTAAATTTACAAGCGCAACTTCTGGATATATTATTTTTTTTCCAAGAGTAAAGCACTTAGTTTCAGGTGGAACTTTATTTGTTCCTACTACTTCAAGTTGGGTTAGTGAATTATGGACTGCTAACAATAACACTGACCAAGCTTGTATGTGGATGGCTAATGGTGGAACAACAACAACAATGAGTTTAATACCAAAAATAATATTTTGGAAAACTTCAAATTCATTTATGTTAATGTCGATAAATAAAGCTAACGGTGTACCACTTGGGACTATGGGTTTTACTTATAAAGGATGGGCTGGATATAAGCACAATGTTGGTGCCATAACAGAAGGCTTAGATATAAATGGAATGGTCGGATTTAATGGCCGAACTTTCGGTGTTGCTTTTGAAGGAATAACTCAAACAAGTGTTCAAGCTTTTAACTCAGTGAATGGTGGTTTATCCATAATAAATTCAAGTGGAAGACTGCCTTCAAATTTATTTACCTTTAGTGGAATTAACAACGTTATGTTTGGGAAAATTTGGTTATGTTCAGCTACAGATACTACTTTTATTATTCAGCAAACTTCTGCACTTGAGGGAATATTTACTGCAAACACAATAGCTGTTTCAGTTGGTGCAGGAACAATATATCAGTATAACACTAAGTATTATTTAGTTGGATTTAATTTTAATGACGGTAGAGATACTTGGAGAATATTATTTGAGCTAGGAACATAAAAAATGATTTACTCAATTATAAAAACAGTGGATGAATGGAATGTTATTCAGGGCTCAGATTCCGAAATCATTTTCACCTCTTCAGATAACAAACTCATATTCAGAAGCGATAAGAAGTTTATCCCGGGCACGAAAGTTTGTGCTCATTCAACAACGGAGGACACATCTCTTAAAGTCACTACTTTTGAAATAGAGTTGATTGAGATTGAGCTTTCGGGAAATTTTGGCGTGGGGTCAACAATTGATATTTCAACAGAATAACATTCTGCTGATTAATTTAGTATAATTTTCTATAACACTATTATAACACTTTTAGAAGACGACTGGCAAAATTAGTGAATAAATCAGACGTAAAAGTTTATTATATTTGTAAAATAAGTGTGTTTACTTACTGTCACGCAGGAGGTCGCGAGTTCGAGTCTCGTCGGCCCCGCTAAGTTAAAGCCCTGTAAGTAAAGCACTTACAGGGTTTTTACTTTTAACTCTACGTTCTTTAAAACAACACTATAACACTTTTTATAACACTTTATTAATTATTTATCAATTTCATTCCAACCAAAAAGTTAGTTGCTTCAACAATTTCATCTTCTTTCACATTCCAACCAATATTTTTTGCTTCTTCTTTAATTGCCTTTTCATCTATTTCGGAGGAGGAATTATGAGAAATTATATGAAATGTTTTTGCAGCGATTGATAAAGAATTTGTATCTGTCAGGTCGATATTTTCTTTTAACTTGAAAAAAATCTTTCCGATCTCTTCACGCACCTTTAAATTATCCTTTGACAAATAATCTAATAAATAAGCTCCATCCCCAGATAAAGAATACTTATATTTTTTTTTCTCGAAGCCTCGATTGTCTATACCCCAAGTATCAACAGATTCATTTAAATAACCCAATGATTTAAGGTTTTTAATTGTGTTATCAACTGTTGTTGAATAAGGGCCATAATAATGTGGTTGGTAACCGAAATCTTCCTTCAACAAAACTGAATAGAAATATATTATTTTCTGTAATAATGTTCTTCCCCTTTCGTTATCACCGATTAAATCCAGAATAGTGAGAATAAGGAATTCAAGTTTCATAGGCTCTCCAGGCTTAGTTGATCAGTTAATTTTTTCTCAATTATGAGGAATAATGGTTTATAAAGTTTGTTAAGGATTTTTTCTTTCTTTTCGGGATCGATGTTCAATGGTGCATAAACTTCGACAAATTCTTCAAGTTCTTTATCATCAATTGGTTTAAACAATGTCGATTCATCATCAAGATTGCTTGGAATTCCTTGATGATCTAGTACCATGATCGCGCTTTCATTATCCTTAGAGGATTCTCGTACTGATTTAATAGAAAATTTTTTAAGTATTACTTCTAACTTATCAATTTTTTCACCAATTTCAACTGATAAACAATTGGAAATTTCCTCTTCCAGTTCAGCTAAGATTTTTGGGTCGTTATTAATTTTTGACAGCTTGAGTCGAGATTCCTTGTTAAAATTTGGTACTTTTTCATGAAAGACTCGTTTGTAAAGATTTCTATCTTTAAGTCTTTTGAATATTTTTTTTGCATAACCATCTGACTTTTCAACATATAAAATATGATTAAATAATCTTTGGTCATCCCAAGTTAAAAAATTATTAATAAAATCTTCGCTTCCATCGAATGAATAGAGCTTTCGAAGCCAGCCAAAATTATCTTCTTCAATGCCTAAAGTAATTCCACGAGTAATCATTGAATCGGTTAGTAATCTTCCTTTGTGTCGATACACCTGAGTTGACATATGGTATTTGGCTATTACGAATTGTTCCAATACATGGATGCCATCATTTTTTACTGCAATTGAGGAATTATAATGATCCTTGAATATTGTTAGCGAATTAATCAATCTATCAATATCAAACACACCATATTTTACTCCACAGTAGTAACTATCTCTTAACAAATAATCTTGTTTGTCAGCATCAAGCGGGCCAGATACAATTCCTTTAATAATCGGATTAGCATTATTACCCAAAAGAACATCTATAATTGCTTTTCTTTGATCCCCACTTAAAAGTCTTTTAAAATCAGGATGAGTTTCAATTATTTTACAAGTAATTGATTCGTGGATTTTTTCTTTGATCCCACCGATAATTTGTGTCTTTGTCGAGTACTTCTCCAATACATCTTCTGAAACGTGTGAAAAAGGACCATGACCAACATCATGCAGCAAAGCTGATGAAAGTATGAGATCAACATCTTCATCAATTTTTAAATGATCAATAATTTTTTCAGCTATGTGCATTACTCCAATTGAATGCTCAAATCTTGTATGAACCGCTCCAGGATAAACAAGATTAGCTAATGCAAGTTGTTTAATGTTCCTCAGTCTTTGCATAGGTAAGGAATCGATTAATTTTTCAATATTCTTTAATCTACCAATTAGTCCATGAATAGGATCTCTTATTTCCCGATCATTTTTGCTCATAAATAATCCAACTTGTTTGATTTGATATATTTATTTTATAAAATTATTTAACTCAATCTCATCCAACTCTTTACGAACATTGTCAACTCTAAAATCAATGTAATGATTATCAGTGATCTTGACATCAGAGTGATCCAGAAGTTTTTTTACTGTGTAAATATCCATCTTTAGTTTGTTGATTAAATAACTTGCGAGTGTTGGACGGATTTGTTTTAATGAATACGCTTTCGAGATCTTCTTTCCCTTGACCAAGGAGGCCATTCCACGTTTCCAAAAAGACAGCGGCCAGGTGTAATGTTCAGGAACCACAGAGTACATTGAAAATAATCGACCGGCTCCTTTATCGGCTTTCATTAATCTAAGCAGCTGCTCCAATTCTTTATAAAGTGGGAACTTATAAAACTCTTTTCCTTTTCTTCTTCCGGATTTAACATTTTTAATAGTGATTACTTTTCTTTTGAAATCGATGTCTTCCTTGGCTTGCATTATTGCGCTTGAAGGACGGCAGCCGGTTAACAGCATAAAGTAAACAATAAAATAATGATGTGGATAATCTGTATCGGCTTTGAAGTACTCAACAATTGTGAACATATCATCCAATGGAATCGGATCGGGATCCTTCGTTTCAGCTTCAACCGGTTCAATGATATTTTTGAGAGTATAAACCTTTTGAACAAAGTAAGCCCATAAAGTTTTTAACGCACGAGTGTATATAGATCTCGAATTTCTGCTGAGGTTTTTACCTTCAAAGAAATTAAGCAGCGCAACATAATCTTTATCGGTGTACTTATATATTAATTTGTTTCCGGAGCAGCTCACGAAATGATCAACTGCAAGTTTATAATTTTCAAGAGTTTTAAGTTTTACTTCTTTCTTTGAGCCGGGTACTGATCGGAATTGCTTAAACTCCTCGTATCCATCCAGCAGGGTTTTATCGTGACGTAATTTTACACCGCTCTGGATCTCGATATTCCTATTATTCAATCCATCGCGAAATGATTTTAATTTATTCCGGAGTTCGGAAGTACCTGAGAGCTGCTGACTTTCCTTATATCGTTTCCAATCAGACTCAGTTACTTGGATCTTTGTGTTGATTGATTTGCGTTTACGAGAATCGTTTTGCTCATACTTATCGTAATATCTGATCCAATAATAAGGGGAATTTTTTTGTAAGTAAACTCCCTTCATTTTACACGGCGGAGTGGCGGGATCTGTGAGCGTCTGGATTCTATCTCTATTTTCAAATTGTCTAGTGTTTCCTTTAGCTCTGCCAGCGTTATTGTATCATCCCCGATACTAACCTTGCCACCAAGTAGTTTAGCCATACGCACGAGCTCTGTTAGTTTCTGGCGTTGGATTAAAAGATCGTCTAGGGTTTTCATGGGTTTATTTTGAATTAATATTCATTGGATTTTCAACGTAATTGTACCGGGTAACGACATTATTTTTATTAAATATAACAGATAATGATCTTTGAAAACCTTCCATCTTATAATCCATACTAAAAACATAAGACTGAGCGCTGGATTTTGACTCAATGTAAGTGTAGGAATAAATAAGATTATCTCCATCCATACTTATACCGGCTGGCTTGCCAAACAAGGATTCAATATCTGCAATAGTTGATTTATCATGGATGATTTTATCAACCATATCTTTATCAAAATAACTTTCTGAAGTATAATTGGAGCTTGCGCAACCGGAGAGAATAATTGTAATTAAAACAGCAAAAAGTAATTTGTTCATAATGTACCCTTAGCTAATAATGTTGATAGCTGTTTTTTATATCTATCTAGTTTAGTGACTCTATCTGTCCTTTTCTGGTAAACAATATTTTCAAAAACGTAAATCGCTCTTTTCGTTATTTCGATTGCTTCATTAATTTTATTTTGGTTAACATAAATTGCAATCAACCGATTGTATGGATGACTTCCGTCAAAATTTTCTTTTACATTTTCGAGATATAGATTAACAGCCTCATCAACTAAACCAATTTTTTCTAATTCAATCCCTTTCAAATTCCTTTCGACAGGATTCATCTGTGATTTCTGTAGCTTCTTACAACCGTATAAATAGCCGATACTTTGGACTTATGGACAATTTGATTTTGATAATTTTTATTAACTGGTATCAGTTCAATGTACTCGTCCATTAGATTTCTAAATTTCTTAATTGTATGTTCGTTATTATTGAACACTGCTATTACAATATCTCCATTTAAGGGCTCGATAAATTTGTCAGCAAGAACTAAATCACCATGCTTAAATTCAGGTTCCATACTATCACCCTCAATCATAACAGCTATTACACCTTCTCTTTTGGCATAATTAAAATCTGCATAATACAATATCTCATCCTCCCTAACTCCATTTGGCTGCCCAGCTCTAACTATAGACACGACTGGAAATGAATTTGAATCAAAATTCCGTATAGAATCTTCAAAATTCTTGGTTTTAGTTTCTTCAGGAATTTTTTTATAGGATAAATTACCGCTAGAATCCTTTATAATTTTAATATTTAAGGCTTTTTCTATCAATCCTATAGTGTCCTGATTAGGGTTTTGAGTTTTCCCATTCTTGATTTTTGTCAATGTCGGCTGTGCTAGCCCCGTTAATGAAGCAAGCTTCGGGATTGATACCCGAAAATCATCCGAAAGTAACTTTATAAAACTTTTCCAATTCATATTATAAATTTCCAATAACTTTAAATCATTGTAAATAAAGAACTTATAAGAAAAAGGAAACTTTTTATAATTTTTTACTTGACAAATTATAAAATAGTTACTAAGTTTACCTAAGAGTTTTACAAAGTTTCATTATCACAAAGGAGCCAGCAATGAGTACAGTATTTAGCCTTAGCGGAGAGTTCTTAGGAACTTCCGACACTATCAACCAAGAACTAGAAAACAAGCAAGCTATGACGCTGTTAGACCGCTTACTTGATGATTACACACCCACACTTGAACCCGAATATCCAGAGTTAAACGAATTACCAATAACCCTAGAGGTTGTGCCAAATGCTTTGTGAAATAGTCCGGCTGGCCCCTTTCTAAAGTAGCAAAGCAAAAGGCGCCAGTTTTAATAACAAAATCCAACATATAAAGGTGTAAGAACGATGCAAAAACTAAAGGAAACAAACATATACTTGATGAATAACGGCGGTGTTATTCGCATACCTCAGGTTTTTTATGAAGATCATAAGATGGATGAGAATAAAGCCATTGAAATTCATAGAGAAACCCTGCTAGACGGACGCGATGCTCTGATAATAGTACCAAAGCTTCAGTTCGCTAATTCAGCACAAACACAAACTCAAAGTAACTGAGTATTACCATGAAGCGAAAGTTCCCAGGAATATCATTCCAGTTAAAATGCTTTGGAGATAATGTGAACAGCAATGCTTCTTCCATAACCAGTCCTTTTTTTAGATACAAACTTATTCAGGGTGAGCAATGAAATCTCAGGCTGATGACGTGAATAATTACATACATACTGAAAAATTTAATATGCTCAATGAGGATCAGAAGTTTGTAAATGAAACACTCGACCGTGAAGGCTTAGAAATTAAATGGCTTTCTGATAAGCTTAGTATGGATTATGAAACGGTGCGTTACCAACTTCGTAATGCAATGAATTATCGACAGGACTTTCATTCAAGAGTTGTTGAAATTTTCAAACGAGAGGGGATGATAAGTAGTAATAAAGAAGTATGCGATAAACTCAAAGATGATTTGATTGACCTTTCAACAGTTCTCTCCGGAACGCTTTCAGTAATCACAAGAAGTGTAAAAGAAAAAATTCACGATCGTAACCTCGACCCAAATGAGAAAAGAATTTTACGAGATCAAATCAGAGCACATCAAAATCGAGTAAATGATCAGTTAAATGATATTCTAATTACAATTGATTTGAAATAAGATGTTAGTTACTCAAGAACAAATATGGAATAAGTTAACCGATCTTGAAAAGAAGATCGATTCCTTTCTTAACAACGCAAGCGATAACGACATTAGTGAAGTAAGCTTAAACAAGGCTTGTAAGCTACTCCGACTTGGAAACGAAACTATTATAAGATTGGTCCGTTCCGGTAAGCTGCAGGCACGTACTTATAGAGACAAGAAACGACAATTAAGATACCGTTTTCTTTTAAAAGACATTAAGACATTCCAGGAAAGCACAAAGTATCATCAAACATTTTTAAGCGAAAATGTTGAAACTGCAGAAGAGATAGCTAAAAGAATTTTTAACAAACCAGAAAGGGCAGCAGTCTGATGGAAACAATTGTTAATGTAATCCCAAATGAAAAGTGGCTCACTATCGAAGCGCACAACGAACATTGCTTTGTTAGAGTAGCTGAGCCAAATAATCATATCATCTACAGGTTAATTAAAACCGGTGTAAAGCTTTACTTAAAGACAGCAGTTAAGATTATTAAAAATATTTACAGCAGACTATAATGATAGCATTGAGCTTTTTTATGGTACTGTTAAAGGTTTTTGCGATGCTAATTGGGGTTGTATTAGTGTTTCAGTTCTTAAAAAGATTTTGGAAATAAATAAAAAAGTCCAGCTGTAACTGGACTTATAAAACTTAACTAAAAAGGAAGGATCCTTTATGAACACACACGAAAATAACAAAATTCTATCACAACCAAAAATCAGGGTAACTCTTGATAAAAGTGTACCGGTTAAAGATGAAAGACCGATTGCACGTTTGCACAAGCTGTTCCAGGGTTTTAAGCAGCAGTACTCACCGAAAGGAGCGATAAAAAGATGAACGAAGTATTTATCCACGCACTAATAGAATTTGTAATTGCTCCAATGGCGCTGCTTAAGGCTTACCTGACGCACAAAGAAAACAAAGATTTAAGAAGGAGATTAGGAAAATGAGTAGTGCATTAGTAAAACTAACAGAAGAAAAGATCGGGAATAATAACCAACTTCAGCAGTTTGTGTTACAAGCAAAGACTGTTGCAAATGTTATTTTTCCTGAAACGTTACCATTTACAGACAAGTATTGCCGCTTAGGTGCTGAGGTTGTTACTGTTAATGCAAATAACGATAAGCACGTTTACAAGAACGAAAGCGGTGGATTTTGTTTACATCTTAGCAAACTTAATGAGATTGCTAAAGCTGCAAAGATCCGTGTTGTTGGTTCCAGAATTCTTGAACGCAAAACAGATGAGACCGGGCGTGTAACTTTTATCAGTCACGAAGTTTCGGTTATGTATAGAACTGTAAGCGGTGAAATGATAACAGAATCTTACACCGGCAAGTATGATTATTTTAATGACCTTGCAACTAAGAGCGATGGACAAACAAAATCACGTCGTAAACACGCTGAGGCATTAGCTGAGAGCAACGCGCTTACACGTGCATTTAATAAGGTGCTTCCTCAACTTCCGCAATCTTTTAAAGCCTCTGATTTTGAGAAACCGTTTCTTATCCCTTACGTTGAGGAAGATAAGAACGCTTTACTTTCTGAATTTTCACCAGAGGAACAAAAAGAAATAAAGAAAGAACTTGCTCGTAAAAAGTTAGGAATTATGGATACCATTTATTCACCTTCTATCGGACAGAGACAGATTGAGAACACGGCATCAGCACCGGAACAGACATCAAACGTTCAGGATGCAAACATCATTGAAGGAAAGCCGATGTTCACTCCGGAAGAAAAAGCGAGAATGGATGCTGAAACTTATCGTGATGCACCTCAGAAAGAACGAACTGAAAAGCTTGTAACTCTTTACAAGCTTAAAGGGATCCGTAATAAAGATAATTCTGAAATAACAGCCGCTCAGGTAGAAAAAGCACCAGTTAACAAACAGATTGAAGCCATTGAAAAACTTTTGCTTACTCCTGATTATTTAGAGGAGCTCCCATGACAACTTATAATAAAACTCCGTTACCAGATATAACCAACAAAACGTTTAATCGCTTAACTGTCATAAAAGAAGTTGAACCTCATATAACTCCTTGTGGCACAAAAAAAAGAATATTTCTTTGTAAATGCGCTTGTGGTAATGAAAAAAGAGTTGAAAGAGGATTGATAATAAACGGATTTACTAAAAGTTGTGGTTGTTTGAGCCTTGAGAATACAATAAAAAGAAGCACTACGCATGGTTTAAAACATCATCCTTTATATACCGTTTGGCATAATATGAAAACTCGCTGTTATAATCCTAAGACTTGGAATTATAAAAATTATGGTGGGCGTGGAATAAAAGTATGTGATCAATGGTTGAATGATTTTAAGGCTTTTTATGATTGGGCTATGAATAACGGTTATTCAGATGAATTAAGTATTGACCGAATAAATAATGATGAAAATTATGAATCAAATAATTGCAGGTGGTCTACTCCAAAAGAACAAGCCAATAATAGAAGAAGGAGAGCATCATGAAGTCATTAAGATTTTTGCATTCGGCGGACTGGCATGCAGACAGCGATCCTAAGAAACAAGCGAAACTTGAAGCCTCGTTAAAGCAGATGGTTGAGTATTGCAGTAACGTAAAAGTAAACGCAATTATTCACGCCGGGGATGTTTGGGAACGCGGACAGAAATATCAATTAAACTCCGGTGTTCCGATTGTGCTTAAGTATTTACATCAGCTTGCAAAGCTTGTTGATTTTATTTTCATAACAAAAGGAAATAATTCCCACGATGAACCCGGCTCAATTAATTTATTACATCAGATAGAACCGAATGTTTATGCTTATGAATATCCGGTTGTTCTGCACGTCCCTGAAGATCGAGGCTTTGGAGTTATAGATTTATTAAGACAAGATAAGTTAGGAATTGACGTTACAGATTACATCGTTACTCTCGTGCCATATCCAACTAAGGCATCTTTGCTTATTGAAGACAGTATCGATAATAATAACGCAAACTTCTTAGAAAAGTTTGAGCAGGTATTTGAGCATATTGGAAATGTAACTCTCAATTATAATTGTCCTAAACTTCTTGCATTTCACGGCAACGTACAGGGCTCACGTTTAAGCACCGGACAGACTTTAGTTTCTCAGGATATTATGGTCGCACCTTCCACCCTGGAACGAGCACTTCACGATTATTACGCACTCGGACACATTCACTTAAGGCAATTTTTTAAAGACAATATGGGTTACTCTGGAAGTATTTACAACAAAAGCTGGGGTGAGACTGAACAGAAAAGTTTTGAAGTGATTGAAGTTGACTATACCTATGGTGTCTCAGACGATGAATTCGGTTTAGTGCTTAATCAAGTTATGCTGACCTCAGCACGGCCGATGGTAACTGTTGAAGCCGAATTTGTAAACGGTTCTTTTGTAATGCTCAATGATATTAAGGGGTTAAGTTCTGGGACTAAAGAAAGCTTTGAGGTTCGATTTCGTTGCAATGTAAAAGAGAATGAACGCAATCTGATTACCGAAGATAAAATTCAGACCCTTAAAAACAACTTTGGTGAGGGCATTAAGATTGAATTTAGCATTGTTCCGGTTGAGCGAACGGCACGATCTGAGAATATAATGTCTAGCAGAAACTTAATCGACGAAGTTATTGAGTATGCAAAAGTAATTGATCACAAAATAGATAACGGCGTTACAACCAAGGTTGCTGGAATTCTGGAGGATACATGTTCTCAGTTAAAATAGAATACCAGCCAAACCAGATTATAAATGGTTTAATTTTTTTAAGAGAGACTCAAATACACACCACTCCAAATGGAAAAAAATTTCGGAAGGCAATCTTTGAATGTAGTTGTGGCAATGAGTTCGAAACTTGGATCACTAGTGTTAAAGCAGGTCTTACCAGTTCTTGTGGATGTTTAATAAAAAGAAACAACATACAGATACGTACTACCCATGGTCTATATAAACATCCCCTTTATATTGTTTGGAAAAATATGAGGCAACGATGTTATAATAAAAAATATGATAGATATTCTGATTGGGGCGGAAGAGGAATAAAAATTTGTGATGAATGGCTGAATGACTTTAAGGTTTTTTATGATTGGGCTACAGCAAACGGCTACTCTGCTGGATTAACAATTGACAGAATTGATAATGATGGAAATTACGAACCTAACAATTGCAGATGGGCTACAAACGCAGAGCAGCAATTAAATAAAAGAAAGAAGGCAATATGAAACTTTTAAACTTAAAACTGAGGGGAAGTATTGGAGTTAAAAAAGGACTCGGATTAGACCAAATAGAAATTGATTTTACTCAGTTTGCGTCTGGATTAGTGGCTATAACAGGACGCAATGGGAGTGGAAAGACAAGTATTCTCGAACAATTGCATCCTTATCGTTGTTTGGTTAGCCGAGAAGGATCTCTCACTTCTCATTTTTTCCTTAAGGATAGTCATCGCATTTTGAAATTTGAACAGGATGATAAAGTTTATGAAGCAAAAATATTAATTGATGCTTTGACTGGTGGAAGTGAAGCTTATCTTATATGCAATGACATACCTCTCAATGATGGGAAATTAACAACTTTCGATATTGAAATCGAAAAGGTTTTAGGAACTCAGGAACTATTTTTTAACAGTGTCTTTTCAGGTCAGAAGAGTAAGGGAATAAGCGAACTAAAGCCAGCCGATAGACGTAAACTATTTTATGAGTTGCTTAATCTTAACAGTTACGAAGTTTATCTGGAGAATGCAAAGAACCAGCTTAAGCTAAAGGAAAATAAACTAGCTGAGATTGAGGGCGAAATAAAAGCACTTCAGCAGGATCAAACTTCAATCGATATTCTTGAGGAACAACGCAAGGATAAACTTAATTATCAGGCTCAGCTTATTACTGAAATAAGCGATCTTGAATCATCCATTGAAGGTGCAAACGAGGTTATCCGCGAGACTGAAGTTAAGATTCAAATTGCACATCAAAAAATTCTGGGTAACGAACAGATCCAAAAAGAGCTTAAGGAAATTGAAAAGCAGATATGGTCCACCACTGAACTTAACAATAATAAGATCGCTCGTTACCAGGGTGATATTGAGGATCAGAAAAAACTTCTTGAACGATATAAGAAACTTTCCACTCCTGAAGCTAAAGAGAAGATTGAGAAGGCACTTGAGGATAAGAAACAACATCAGATAAAACTTGATGAATTAAAAAATCAGGTCTCGGCTCTTGACAAAGGTTATGCAGATTTTCAAAAAGAATATTCTGTTATGATTAAAGGGTTGGGAAGTATTGAGAAAAACTTATCTCAAGCAAATACTCAATATGCTGTGGTTCAAGGGAATCTTTCTAATCTTCATAAATCGATAGAGGATTCCGTTACCAATATCGGATTAATTGATAAAGTCCCTTGTAATGAATCAACCGGAAAGTCCTGTCAGTTTTTAAGTAACGCTTATGCTGCTAAAAAGAATTTGGATTTTTTCAAAACTGAAGACAATAGACTGCTAAATGAATTGAAAAGTGTTACGGCTGGCAAAGAAGGTTTTGAGAAGATACTTAACGAACAAAAAAAGGCAGCAGATGAGTATCTCCAAAAAAACGAGGACAGCTATAACAAATCAATCGTGCCTTTAAAAGCAAAAATAAAAATGATTGAAGACGGCATTGCAAAACTTAATCAGCACAATTATGAAAAGTTACTCGACGAACTCAAAGAAGCCGATAATCAGATTAAGCTTTGTGAACAATCAATTTCCGGACACGAGAAACTTATTGCTGAGACAAAACTTTCCTTTGAGCAAAATCTTGCATCGTTAAAAAAACAGGTTGAAGATTTAAACCACAAGTACGATAAAATAGTTTTGGTGCGTATTGAGGAATTGAATGCGGATCTATTAATCCATAAGCAAAAACTAACCGGACTCAATCAGCAGCTGCAGTCTTCACGCGCTCGCATCGATGAAGCCAAACAGGATGTTGCAAAGCTTGAACAGCTTATCGAGACAATGACTAAAAATGAAGAGCGAATTACAAAGCTGAATGAAAGTAAAAGCAAGGTTGAGAGCGAGATTAAGGACTGGAACTTCTTAGTTAAGGCATTTGATAAAACAGGAATCCCGGTGCTGAAGCTTGAAAACTCCGGTATTGAAATTACATCCGTGGCAAACGATCTGCTGAGCATCTTCGAAAATAAATTCAGAATAGTTTTTGAAACGACCAAGCTTAAAGCTGATAAGAAAAGTTACAAGGAATCATTCGACATCAACATAGTTGAAGAGGATGGAGTTTGCGAGATCTCGAATAAATCCGGTGGTCAGCAAGTTTGGTTAGAAACAGCTATTCAACTTGCAATAAGCTTAGTCGTTCGCAACCAGGGCAGAAATATTCAAACAGCTTTTCTTGATGAGAAAGACGGAGCTCTGGATCTTGACAATGCTTACAGTTACATCGAGATGCTTCGCAAGGCACATCAAATGAGTGGAGTTCATAACACGTTTATAATTACACATCGTCCGGAGCTTCTGGACTTCATTCCACAACAAGTAAAACTTAGAGACGGAATTCTGGAGGTGGTAAACTGATGACACAGCCAACATTATTTGATCAACCAGCAAACATTCCAATGGCAAATAAGATTGATTCGTTCTACTCTGAGGATACACAGACAAAGCGCGTATCTCAGAAGGAAAGAATTTATCAGATGCTTAAAGAAATGGGACCAGCAACTCAGCGGGAAATCTCTGAAGATACCGGCATTGCACGTCACTTAATACCGGACAGGCTTCTTGTTTTGCAGAGAGAAAACAAAGTAAAGATAACCGGAGCTGTAATTGATAATCTGACAAACAGAGAAGTTACGGTTTATGAGGCAATATGAAATCTAAATTTTATCAATTAACAATTTTTTAAGGATTAACTCAATGAGTAAAAAAAAATCCCAGTCGAGTCGTGAGCTATATAGTAAGACAAAACTCAGAACCGAAGCCATATATAAGATTGCAGGGTGAGTGGCTTACGGATGCTGGATTTGGGATTGGAAGTTTATTCGTAGCTGAGATAGTAGAAAACAAAATTGTTCTTACAAAAAACGATACTCAATGATTTTCAGCATCGCCCGATTTCCAGAAAGGAAACCAGAGGATAGACCGATGCTCGAAACAACCAGTGCGGGTTTTTAAGGTGCTCGCACTGGAATTATTAAAACAGAAATAATGGAACTATGAAACGAGAAATAACTAACAAAGCTTTTGATTTACGTGAATGGCAGAATGAAGCTTTCAGAAATGTAGTTGCTGCAGCAGTACAAGGGAAAAAAGATTTTCTTTGCGTTGCCACTCCCGGTGCCGGTAAAACAAAGTTTGCTTTGTGCGTGGCTCACTACTTTCTTAAAGAGCGTTACTGTGAGCGTGTTGTTGTGGTTACTCCTTCAGATCAACTTAAAAGACAATGGAGCTGGGAAGCGGCTGAGTTTGCAGGGATTGATTTAGATCCTGACTTCTCGAACAATCAGGGCATTGAGGTAAGCGACTTTCACGGTGTTGCAATTACTTATGCACTCCTCGGCCAGGATAAAAAATCAGTTCACGCTCAGAATACTTTTAATAAAAAAACATTTGTCATCTTTGATGAAGTTCATCACACTGGTGAAAGTTTATCATGGGGAAATGCTGTAAAGGATTCTTTTGAAAATGCTGTTTTCAGATTAGCAATTTCAGGAACAGCTTTCCGATCGGACGATGCACAAATTCCTTTCATCACTTATGAGAATAAAGTTTCTGTTGCTGATTACACTTACAGTTACGAACGTGCAATAAGAGAAAATGTTTGTCGTCCGGTTTACTTTACCATCCACGAAGGGCAGATGAAATGGAAAGTCGGAGCCACGGAATTTGAACACACGTTCAAAGATTCGCTTGCACCGGACCAGGTGAGCAAACGATTAAAGACAGCTCTCGATCCCAAAGGAAACTGGGTAAAGGATGTTTTAAGAGATGCTGATTTGAAGTTAACTGAAATCAGACGAACTCATCATAATGCTGCAGGATTAGTTTTTGCTGCAACTCAGCGACACGCTAAAGAACTGGCCAATGTAATAAAAGAAATGACTGGAGAATTACCACCTGTTGTAATTAGCAGTGATGACGATGGATCTGAAAAGATACAAGCTTTTAAAAACGGAAACGGACGCTGGTTAGTCTCTGTTCGAATGGTCTCGGAAGGCGTTGATATTCCGCGACTGCGTGTGGGTGTTTACTTTACAATCATTAAGGCGGAGCTTTACTTCAGACAGGCTGTTGGACGGTTTGTGCGTGTCCTAAAGAGCCTACAATCGCAAGATGCATTTGTCTTTATTCCACAGGATAAGGACATTGTAAAACTTGCAGAAACCATACAGCTTGAACGTGATCATGCTCTTGATGATGCGGACAGAAAAGCGGGAGCAAGCGACGGTTTGAGTAATACTGATCTTTTCGGGAATGAGTACACACCTGCATTAACAGGTAAATTTACAATGTTAGGGAGCGAAGCCGGGGATAGTAAAACAATTGCTGTGAATGTTGAACTATCATCGGGAGCAAAGCATAGTGTAGACACAAGACGTGCTCCCAATATGAACGATCCGGTTTATTTGCAGAAGGAACGCTTAAGAGATTCTATCAATTTACTTGCAAAACGTTACGCAATCAAACAAACTAACGGAAACAGAAACATTCGTCCAGACTTCAAAGCATTACACAAGATTTGGCGGGAGCAAGGCGGGAAAGAAATGAACCTGGAAACGATCGAGGAACTTAATAAACGACTACAATTTTACCAGACTAAACTGAGGTAGTAATGGCGCGCCCAACAAAAAGCGGGATTGATTATTTTCCACTGGACTGCGAGTGGGATAATAAAATTGAAATGTTTATAGCAGAAAAAGAGTCCACCGGGTTGGCCGTGCTGGTTACTTTGTGGCAGCTGATTTATAAAAATAGCTACTTTATTGAGTACAATGATGATCTATTATTGTTAACAAAAAAGCGGATTAATGTTGACATTAACCTTATTATTGAATGCATTAATTCTGCCGTGCAGCGTGGAATTTTTGATAGGAGTCTGTTTGAATCCGGGATCCTTACCTCTAAGGCAATTCAGAAAAGATTTTTTGAAGCAGCAAAACGAAAAAAAGTTGTTCAAGTTTATGAAGCTCACCTCTTAATTGATGTTTCTGCATACAATAACCTCATTAATGTTGACATTAATCCCGTTAATGTTCGCATTAATGCCACAAAGTTAGAAGTAAATGTAAATGTAAAGGGAAAGTTAAATGTAAAGGGAAATGAGTTAACAGAAACTAACCTCCAACTCCCTAACGATGATTTACCCTTACCTCCTCTAACGGAAGAAATGGAATTCCAACCAGAAGACTTTGAGAACAAAGAACTCGTTACAAAATCTGTTAAGAAAATGCTTACTTCATTCTGCTACATTCAGAATCCTAAGAAAGAAGAAATCTCTTCATTTGTAAATGTGGTTATGGGAACTAAATACGTAAAAAAACAAACAGCTTTCAAATACCTTTTTGACACTTTCAATGAGTATCACTCCTATTCTGCAGAGAAACGCAACCTGAAATATCTTTATTCTCGTTTGAAAGGACGGATTGACGATGCTCTGATTATTGCACGTGAGGAACGGAATAAAATTGAAAAGGAGAATGAAAAGAAAGAAAGTGCTCACGTTGTTAATAGCACTATTGAACAGATAGCAAATAAATTTCAAATAAATTAATTGCACAAAAGTGCACGGAGAAAAACAATGTTAGATAAAAATCAAAAAATTGGACTTATTGGAACTCAGCAAGAAGATTCTGAGCCATCAATCATTCAGAAAACTTTAGAGAATAAAGTTGAAGAGAAAACGCTATTAGATGTGCACCAGCTCAAGGAAGGGCAACGAGTTTCAATCGGTGTTGTGCTTTTCAAAGTTCAAAGGGTGAGACCAGATTTGACAATTATCTTAAAACCAGTTGGAAAAATAAAAAACCCTGCAACCGAAGCTGCAGGGCGTGTCCTAACAAAAAGCTTGGGGGAGAACTTTCTGCCAGCGACAGGACAAAAATAGCAAAATATTTTATAACGAGAAATTTATATGCCGATCGACTACAAAAAATATCCTAAGAACTGGAAAGAGCTCAGAGCTGCCGTTCTGGAGCGTGCGAATAACAAGTGTGAGTTCTGTGGAGTTGAGAACCACGCAATTGGAGTACGTCGAGCAGATGGGACTTTTGACAAATACCAATCATTGATTGAGCTCGAAGCAGGTGATCTTGATGGAGATAAAATAATTCAAATAGTTCTTACAGTTGCCCACCTGGATCACGATGAAGAAAACCACGAAGTAAAACTTGATAGACTTGCAGCACTCTGCCAGCGTTGTCATCTCCGATATGATGTACCGGAAAAAAAGAGAAGAAGAAAAAACAAAAAAGCAGTGGGAGATTTATTCCAATGATGAACAAAAAGTTTAAAGTAAAAAACACAAAAACTGGAAACTTTGTAAGCGAGCAGCTCAGCAGTACTGCAGCAACAAAACTATGCGGTGAGCTCTCAATTATTTCTGATCATTACGAAGTTGTAGAGGTGGAGGATGAAAGAGTTAAGCAGCTTGAGGAAGCTCCACCGGAACCACGAGATATGGACGATGATGAGATTGACGGGATCCGGAATCTTTACAAGGTTTCTTCTCTCTACAATGATCACAAAACTTTTGCTGATGATATGTACAGCAGAGTGCAAACAAACCAGAAGATGATCACCGAAAAACAAGCAGCTTACCTGTGGCATCTGGTTTATCGTTATCGGAGGCAAATATCAGAGACAAGAATCATTCACGTTGCTGAAGAGAGAAAGGTTTATTGATGGCGCATCGCACTGATAACAACCAAGCCGAGATAGTAAGAACACTTAAAGCTGTTGGTGCAACTGTTACAGATACTTCAATGGTGGGTGGTGGCTTTCCGGATCTGGTTGTTGGCTTCTGCAAAAAAGATTTTAAGATCGAAATTAAAAACCCGGATGCTCGTGGGCAGTTGAGAACATCACAGATCATCTTTCAGGAATTCTGGAAGGGTGAAAATGTTCACGTTGTGGAAAGTGTTGAGGATGCGCTTAAAGTAATTGGTGTTAAATCCTAACAAATTTTAGGATGCTGTTAATTTATTCAAAAATTATTATTGGGCTGTGAAAAGTGGATGCAAAAGAAACACATAACGTTTTTACAGATCCTGAGTTTGTCGTGGACATTTTAAACGTCTTCAACAAGTATGGGATTATTAACGACATCGAACTAAGAAACGCAATGATTAGAAAAGAATGGATTGATAGTAAACAAAATGGAGAAGCAAACAAAGATTTTGTTGAGCGCACCGCTGCCAAGTATTTCAGACATCCTAAAAGCATTGAATTCATCTTATACGGAAAAAAGAAATGAGTAAGAAAAAAGTTATTCCAGTTACTTGTACATCAACACATCAAATCGAAGTTGACAACCTTCAACCGATCCAGGGAAATTTAAAAAGCCGGACAAGGGAACAATTGCAAAACCTCAGATCAATGATTTTGAAGTATGGATTTTCATTTCCGATTTATGTTTGGCAGGATAAGGAAATTAATTACACACTTGATGGACATGGTCGTGACTTCGTAAGCAAAGAACTTGTGAAGGAAGGATTCAAATTCAGACATAAGAATGGAAGTGTTAACACTACTCTCCCGTGTATTTTTATCGATGCAAAAAATAAAGTTGAAGCTAAAGAAAAACTTCTTGCTGTTAACAGCAGCTATGGAACGATAACAGAAGAAGGGCTTTACTCGTATTTGTTTGAACCCGGGTTTGAGTTAAACTTTGCAGAGATGAAAGATTCACTCGAGCTTCCAAATATTGACCTGGTAGGATTTGAGCAAACCTATCTTACTTCTGAAGATGAGGAAGAAGTCGAACGAGAATACAAATTTGTTTTCACCCAGGAACAAATAAAACAATCGATCAAGGATAACTTTCCTTCATTCAAAACGACTCAAGAAATTATTGACGGTGTTATAGATCTTCCGCTTGCGATGCATCATTTCAATAAACTTTGTTCAGGCAATAAGAATGTTGGGAGTGATATTTCTCTTTTATTTAATCCGCACCGACTTGAAACGAGAGTGAATAAACGTAAGCATTCAGTAGTGGAATCTTTTGTTCATAAAGATAAAGGATTTCTTTCATCAATATCACAGTGGATGAGTAAGCAGCAGGATGTTGTCCATCATCGACTTTACATTGACATTGCTAAGGCCAACACCGGGACACAGATTGCTCACGAGTTTAAACCATATTTGGCTAGAGACATTTACAAAGATTATTGTACTGAAGGCGCAAAGGTTCTTGATCCGTGTGCTGGTTGGGGCGGCAGAATGCTCGGCTTTGCTTCAACTGGTTTTGCTGGAGAATACTTTGCAACCGATCCATCGACTAAAACTTTTAAGGGTCTTTTGAAGTTGAAGGAATTTATTTTGAGTGCGAGCAATATTGAAAAACCTGAAATCAATTTATTTGATCAACCTTTTGAGGATCTGAAATTAAAGAACTCTTACTTTGATTTTGCATTTACTTCTCCGCCATACTTTGACACAGAAATTTATTCAAATGAAAAAACTCAAGCATTCAATCGATACAAAACGATTGAAGAGTTTAACGAAAAATTTCTGACAGCTCTTATTTCAAAAACAATGAAAGCTCTCAAGCCGGGTAAATGTTTCGTGATTAATATCGGTGGCAGCCAGTACCGATTTGATCTGGTAGTTAATTCGATTTGTGAAAAACTTAACTTAAAAGTTAAGGAGCTATTTGATTATAAGATTGGAAAGGGCGATCACTTAGTAAACAAATTCCAGGGTGAGCAAATGGAGAATACAATTAAAGCGAACGATTTATTTTTTGAGATAAGTCGATAGTATGCCAGCAATAATTAAAAACGATATGGGTGAGCCTGTTAAGACAAGTAGAGAGCATTCCGATATTGTTTGGGCTAGGATTGACAGCGTTGTTACTTTGATTCTTGAGAATGCAAGATATATGCATGCAAAGAGAAGTGGCGAGCTTGCTCAAATTGTAATGAAAAACTTTTCACTCCAGGAGCGACAGGCTAAGTATTATGTAAGCGAAGCAAAAAAAGAAATAAGAAGAATTGGAGTCTCGGATAAAAAGAAAGCTTTCGTTCGTGCTATCCAAGATCGTGAATTTCTTTTTCAAAAAGCTAAGGGGACTAAAAAGGATAACAAAGTTTTAGAAAAACCTGATTACAAATTAGCTCTTGAAATTGTGAAGGACAGAGATAAACTGTTCGGGCTTTATGTTGATGAAACAAAAGGGGAGATGACAATTAAAAATGTTGATATGAGTAAGTTCACTGAGTATGGACTTGAGCGGCTGAAACGTGGAGATAAAATTGAAGATGTTTTAATGGATCCAAAAGCCGTGAAGGGTGAGTGATGTTTCAGAACTCTATACAAGTTGCTGCAGCTGCCGAGATGGAATTGAGAAAAAGAAGGTCTGAACGATTAAAAAATTTTGCTACACAAAGAGCTTTCTATCAAAAAAATCCATTTCAATATTTAGTTGATCGTCTTGGAATAAAACCTGAGTCGATTGATTGGATGCTAATCCCAGAGTATGCAAACCACAAATGGGATGGAACACCAAATCCGTTTATGGTTGTACTGGATGCACTTGTAAATGAAAAGTGGTGCGGAGTTGAAAGCGCGACCGGCCCGGGCAAAACATTTTTTGGAGCGTGCGTTGTTTTGTGGTTTCTTGATAACTTTGAAAACAGCCGAGTGATAACCACAGCTCCGAAAGCTGATCAGCTGTTCTCACAGATCTGGGCTGAAATTTCTGGACTCTATCCAATGTTTAACAAAGGTTCTCTGCTTGCCTCAGGTGAATTGAGAATGTCAGACGATCCAATGAGTAAATACAAAGCTGAGGCTTTTGTTGCCGGTGTTGCTGCAACTGAAGAATCCGCTACCAAGGCTCAGGGATTTCACGCAGAGCATATGCTTATCATACTTGAAGAAACTCCCGGAGTTCCATCACCGACAATTGCAGCTCTACAGAATACATCAACATCACCGCACAATATAATTCTTGCGTTCGGAAATCCGGATAACCAACAAGATAATCTTCATAAATTTTGTATGCAGGATAATGTTGTTCACGTGAGGATCTCCGCTTACGATCATCCAAATGTAGTGCTAAACAATCCGAGTTTCATTCCTGGTGCTTGCAGCCGGGTTGGATTGCAAAGAATTATCTCGAAGTTTGGAGAGGGCACAAGTCTTACACTTTCCCGAACACGTGGAATTTCTCCTGCTCAAGCTGCTGATGCTCTGATCAGACGTGAGTGGATTGAAAGAGCGATCGAGCGTTTTGAAAAGTATCTGGACGAAAAGAAAAAAATTATTCTTGAAAAAATTTCTGGTGATCATGGACTTGGAGTGGATGTTGCAAATAGTGAGTTCGGGGATAAGGCATCTTTTTGTCACGGAAAAGGAAATGTATGTTTTAAGTCGGAAGACTTTCAATGTCCGGATTCAAATCAATTAGGACATCAGGTTTACTTACTTATCCAACAGGATAAAATTAATATTAAACATTTAGGAGTTGACGGAGTGGGTGTTGGTGCCGGCACAATAAACACTCTAAAAGAATATGGAATTACTGACAGCGGAGTTAATCTTCAGGGAGCTGCTCAACCAGAAGACACTGGCAATATGGAACAGTTTAATAATTTGCGTTCGCAGATGTGGTGGCAAGCAAGAGAGGATTTACGAAACGATGATCTTGAGATGATTAACGATGAAGATTTAATTGCTGATCTGACAGCTCCAAAGTTTTCAGTTAAGAATGGAAAAATAATTGTTGAGAGTAAAGAAGAAATTAAAAAACGTCTCGGAAGATCTCCTAACAAAGGAGATTCATTTGTTTACTGGAACTGGAGACGGAAACTAAGAAGCAACCCAATTGAATTTTTAACGTAAGGAGTTAGCGAAATGTATTTAACCCAGACCGACCTTGTAAAAATGAAACTTGATAATATTAAGAATTATCAGATCTCAGATATAATCAAAACTTTAATCCGTGAGCACAAAGAAAGCGACGTTACTCAGGATATGATTGATGGAATAAATTATCACACCGGCAAGCACGATATTTTGAAGCACGACTTTAGAACATTTTATGTTGATGGAGTTTCACACCAAAATAAGAATAAAACAAATAATAAAATTCTTAATGCGTACCACAGATATTTAGTTGAACAGAAAGTCGGTTACATTGCCGGACACCCGGTTACTTTTAAAGGCCAGGATGAACAATTTGTGAAACTTATAAATGATAATCTTACTTTCTGGTTTAATAAAATGTTTCAGAAGTGGCTGCGAGGTTCCAGCAATAAGGGTAAAGAATATCTTTACATTTATATAAATGATAAAGGTGAGTTTGATTATGCAATCACTCCTGGTGAACAAATCATTCCCGTTTATGATACACAGTTTAATGAAACACTAACAGGCATAATTCGTTATTACCCGATTGTATATCAGACAGATTATAAAAGTCCAAAAATAATCTTGAACAAAGTTGAAATTTATGACAGCGAAAAAGTTTACTACTTAGTTGAAACTCCGGGTGGTCAGTATATTCCAGACACTGACTACGATCCAAACCCACGGTTTCATATTTACAGATGGAATAAATTATTTCCTGATGAGCAAATCGGTAAAGGGTGGGGAAGAGTTCCATTTATTGAGTTGAGAAATAATGAAGAATCGATTTCAGATTTGAAGTTCACAAAATCACTAATCGATAACTATGATTTTAATTTAAGTTCTTTCAGTAATAATCTTGCTGATATTACAAAAGCAATCTGGGTTCTTAAGGGTTATGAAGGCACAAAGCTCTCTGAGTTTATGGTTAATCTAAATACATACAATGCTATCAAGGTTAATAAAGATGGAGGGGTTGAACCGAAGTCAACAGATATTCCGAAAGAAGCGCACGACTCTCACCTAGATAGAATTGAAGACAACATTTATGTTTTTGGTTTCGGAGTAAATCCGAAGATTGATAGTGCCGGTCTTTCACCTTCAGGTATTGCGCTTGAGTATATGTATGCCGGGCTGGATATAAAAAGCAACATTGCAATTGCCGAGGCAACTTTAGCAGTTCACGAGTTTATGTCTTTCCTTGCTGACTACTATAAAATAACAAAACGTTTAGATTACAAACCGGATTCTGTTGAGCCCGTATTTAAGAAGCATTTAATTATTAACGAGAGTGAGAAAATTACAAGCGTTAAAAATTCTCTGGGTATCACATCAAGAAAAACAGCACTCTCTAATCACCCCTGGGTTAAGGATGTTGATGCGGAAATGAAGCAGCTGGAGGATGAAGTTGGTGAGCCGATTGATTTTAATGCCGATGGAGATACTGAGGAGTGAAGCGAGCAGATCAAATAAATGAACGGCTCGCTGAATTATTAAAGAAAGCTGACACGAATGCTGAGAAGTTAATATCACGACACGAGCGTGAATTACTTAAAGCGTACAAACGTGGTCTGTCTGAAATCAAAAAAAAGATTGCCGCTATTTATGAGAAGTATGCTGACGATGTTCAATATTCTGATTTGGTATCTTACAACAGATTAACGAATCTTGAATTACAAATCGCTGAGGAAATTAAAAAGCTAACTAATGAAACTATCAAAACAACCACTTCAACTTTAAAAGATATTTACGCAGAGCAATATTATAGAGTTGGTTTTGCATTCGAGCAGTCACTCGGTGCCAAGCTGGGCTTTGGCCTATTAAATCCAGATGTAATAAAAGCCAGTGTACTTAATTCTTTGGATCGTATAAAGTGGACAGATAGAATGAAGGACCACTCGCAGCAATTTGTAAAGCAGATCCAATCAGAGTTGACTCAGGGACTTATCCAGGGAGACGGTTACGGAAAAATAGCAAAACGGATTATAAACAAGAGCGGAATCAATGCGGGAAAAGTAATTCGTATTGTTAGAACCGAAGGACATCGTGTTCAAAGTGCCGGTGGTTTGCTTGCTTATGAAAAATCTCAAGCAGCTGCAGAAAGACTTGGACTTGAACAGGAGAAATATTGGATCAGCACTTTAGATAATCGCACAAGAGATCTTCATGCAAAGATGGATGGACAGCCGGCAGATAAAAATGGGATTTTTACTTTGGAAGATGGTACGACAACGGAAGCTCCAGGTTTAACTGGAGTTGCTGAGCATGATATTCATTGTAGATGTACAACCGGAATGAGATTCAAAGATTTTCCTCCACAGTTCCGCAGGGACAATGAAACGAAACAGATAATTGAGTACACCAACTTTGAAGATTGGAAAAGCAAAAAAGGGATTAATTAAAAATTATTCCTGATCTAAAATTCCATTCTTACCTAATTCAAGTTTTAGAACTTTCAAGTTTGGTCTTGATACTTCTTGAACATCCAAAGCCGCTAAAAATTCTTTAACCTTATATGCATGATCCAATGGAGCTGAAACATAAAAGGCCTGTCCTTCATTCATACGAAATTTTAATCCATATAATCCAAGCTTATCAGGATGCTGTAATTTGTGAAGCAGACCAACAAAATCGTGAACAAATTTTTGGTCATTTTGTAAATAGAGATCGTTGTCAGAAAAATTTATGTGAAACCATTTCATAACAGATATAAAAATAAAGTGGACAAATGTGCTGAGTAAAATAGAAGGTATTCGAGCGGATTTACATCAAAGCTTTATTTAATCATCAGTTCAAAATTAACGATTGCTCGAATATTTTCAAAATTACATTAGTTTAACTTATCTAAATATTGCCTAAAAGCAAGCAATTTTTGAAGAAATATCCTGCTCCATTTAATCGACAAAGAAAAATAACCCGAACACGAATGTTCGGGTTGAGCATATAAGTAGGGGAGGCTTCAAAACAATTTTAATTGTTTCTAAAAAAAAATAAAAAAAAGTAATTTATTTTCAAAACATTTATGTAAAATGTTGATAATTGTGAAGTATCCTAAGCCTACTCCAAGTTTCAGAGTTTAAATCGTGGACTTTATATTTTTGAAAATGATTTATTTCGGAGTTTTATTATGTTCTGTAAATCGAAATGGCCATTCCTGACCAAATTGTATCGCAACTTTATAACTCGAGATTTTTGCTTGATGTGCTGCTAATGAAATATCTTTCTTTGTAGTGTTCAATGCAAAATTTCTTGAGATGAGATCATTAAAACAAACTTCCCAGGCGGTGTGCAATTCAGGAATTTTTATCCATTGTAAGTCTTCTAATTTTTCATTGAAAATTTCTTGTTGAATTAAAGTTACATTTTCTTCAAAATCAATTGTAAGAAGTGCTTTAACGCTCATAGTGTACCTCCCAATAGATACATTAAATTTTGTTCTTTTTAATGAGGAATGCAAGTAATTACGTTGCAAAAAAGTAATTATCAATTCTAAGACTGTCTATTGGCACTCTTGAATTATTTAAGTTTATAAAAGCTTCAAATAAAAATTATTTAAAAAACATTTATTATGTATTTTTGTCATTAAATTTTACCTAATTATTCTCGATAATAGAATATATTTTCGATTGTTGTTATTGTCACACAATGCTTGACAAAGTAAATACATTAGAGTAATTTTTCTCAAGGTTATTCATATTATTTAAAATAAGGACTTAAACGGATAATGGGCGATACTTCTTTTTTATTTGCTAAGCCTTCTTTCATAGAAGGATTTGCAAGGATTATTGATCTCGGAACAACTCTTGACGAATACAATGAGAGTATAACTCCAGAGCAAGCTGATTTCCTAGCTATCAGAAATGATTGGGAAGTCATTGGGAAAGATATAGTCATTGCCTTTGAGGATGAAGAAAAAAAATTGGATATAAAAGGGCAACAAATCGAACTTGAGTTTGGCCAAATCTAAACAAAATAATTCAGTAAGTGTCAGAAGGACAGAGCTATATGCTGGGCCGTTGCCCCATCCAAGTATGCTCGAAAAATTTGAACAGATAATTCCTGGTTCTGCTGATCGAATTTTGAAACAAGCTGAGGCACAAACACAACACAGAATTAACATGGAATCGAAAGTAGTCGCAGCTGATATATTTAAATCTTATTTAGGATTAATATTTGGTTTTATTATTGGATTAAGTGGAATTGGAGGTGGAATATATCTTGCAACTTTGGGATTTGATGTATTTGGACCATTACTGAGTGGTGGTACTTTGGTTACCATAGTGACTGCATTTATTTATGGTACTCGTTCAAGAAAACAGGAAAGAGAAAAACGACTTGATAAAATGAGCAGATAGCACTTCTCTTATGTTTTGACCTCGCCACAAATATCACAACCCCAATTCAATCTGTTTACTTTTTCTCATTCAGTTTTTTCTTAAACATATTTATCATTTTTTGACAAGAGGTTGAATAGTTTTCAAGAAAATTGTCATAATGTTCTCTTAGCATCGGTGTTGATTCATACATTCCAAAAACCCATTCTTCCCAGGCTCTTTTAACATCATCATCCAGATTCTCTTTTTGCAAGCAAATATTTTCTATATAATCTGCAAACATTGCTATTAAAACAGTTACTTTTTTATGTTGTACTGTGCCAGGGATTGTGATTTTACCTTCATAGAAATAATCATAATAAGTTGTATCATTAAGTAAGTTCTGAAATAATTGAAATTCCTGATCATATATTTTAGAATAAGTTTCACCCTTAATCGCTCTTTCAACTTGATCAATTTGGTAAATTAGTGCTAAAACACCTAGAAAGGAGAATACAGAAAAAATCATACTAACAATATCAGTCCAGTGAGTTTTTCTGTTATATCCATTCTTTAGTCTTTGCCTACGATTCCGATAAATTAATTTCATTTTTTCTTAATGTAAGTCTTCTTTCCATTCTTATTTATATAATATTGTCCTCCTCTTGGGCCAGTATAAATTGTTTTACCCGAAGAGTTGGAATTATAACTCTTAGTCTCAGATTTTGTTTTTGATTCACTGTGCTGCCAACAGTACTCGGATCCTTCTTGTGCATTCCTACTGCATTCAGTACCTTTTTTGGTGATGGCTACACATTGTTTTGAGGTTGGTGATGTACTGTTCAGTTTTTCTCTGAGCTTCGAATCATCAAGTAAATTGCTTTTATTGTTGGTACTATTTCCTTCAGAATAAATTGGTGGATCACATTTGCTGCAAGGTCCATAACCTTTTTGGTTTGCTTCGGATAGAGTTATTGGTATTGATGAACTTCTCAGGGAAGAACAATTTGAGGTGTGATATTTCTTTCCGGTCTTCGTTACGTAAACAGTTTGAGCTAACAAAACACTGCAAAACAATAATTAGAGCACAGCAATAAAAACTACTCTTTTCATAGCTTCTCCTAAATGATAGAACTAATATAAACGTTAATCCAGTATAAACTCAATATTTAATATAAAACATTGTGTCCATCGCCCGGATAGATGTTATTCATATTATAATGCTTAAGTTAGAAAGTCACTTTTGATGGAATAAATTAAGTTCAACTAACTTCAGAAGTAAAAATGAGAATTAAAGGAAATTGATCCTTT